TTAATCTTGTAGTTGCGTCAAAGCTATAATCTACATTTTCTTTTAGTCTATAGTCAGATGAAGTGTTAAATTGTGTACCAATATTTGTAGTTGTTATCGAGCCAACATCTGTACTTGTGTTTCTCATAAATCTTATTGAAATTTGACTTGCAGTTCCACCAGCAGTATTTTGACATCCGATTGCAAATTCAGTATCTCCATTATGAGTAAAAGTTGAATTGGCTACAACATTAGTAGAGCCTACTGATAATTGACCTGCTGTATTTATTCTGAATACTTCTGCATTATTTACTGTAAAAGTACATGGATGGTTTGTCCTTGTGCCAACTGTGCCAATACCAGAAGCATCAGAAGATATTATTTGTGTTTGTATACCTGCTGTGCTTGTTGCTAATATAACTCCACTACCATTTGTGTCTGTTCCTTTTGCTTCAATAGTTTTGTAAGCAGAGCCGACATTAGTTGGAGCAGTTGTGCCAACTCCTAAATTCCCATCACCAGTAAGACGCATTTTTTCTGCTATTGTGCCACCTGTTTTAGTTTCAAAAATAAGTCCGCCTACTGTTGTGCTGTCTTGCTGTGCTCTAATTTTTGATATATCAGACTCAGTACCAGTTAAATCACCACTAAATAATATAGCTGGTACAGTATTCGTAGCAGTTGTTTTTAATTTTAAAGCGTCTGTAACACCACTTCCAACAACAGTAACTGCCAAACCACCACTTGATACTTCTGCTATTGTTGTGCCATTGGCTTGTATATCAACTTCACCACTTGTATCTGATATTAACTTTAAACCATCAGTTGTATCTGCATTAATTTTACATGTCATAAGATTACCCATCTTTGTCCACTAGGGACGGTTACTGTTATTCCACTTGCTATGGTTATTGGACCCACACTTAAAGCATTTTTACCTGCTGTGATTGAATAGTTAGCCGTAATATCGTCAGCGTTCTCATATATCGCACCACCACTAAAAGCAGTTGCGTTCATTTCCATTACATCGGCACCACCAATTCTAAAGTCTATCTGATCATCTGTATCAGCAGTAATTGAGGTATCGGCATCAGCATCAAGTATAAGCTCTTTGCCGTTTAAATCCATACCATTATTGGGCAGTAATTTACCACCATCTGAACCATCAACAGTTAAGAATGTAGTGTCTGCACCGCCATCAGTTCCTTTCAATATTATATCAGTATCATTACCTTGAGCGTCAATCGTAATATTTCCAGCTGATGTTGCTAAAGTAGAGGCCGCATCACCAGTGCTAATATCATCCAATGCTGTAGCAGTTTCCGCTGCAAATGATAATGTACCACTACCATCTGTTTTTAAAACATGATTCGCCGATCCGTCTGCAGTTGGCATATTAAATGCTGTACCACCAGAAGTCATAATTATTTTACTACCATCTGACGCTATACTTTCGTTTGCATCATGTAATTGTAAAGTAGGCGTTCCACCAGCATCCTCTAACAGAAGACCAGTATCGTGCACATGAGTTAAACTAATCTCATCATTCGCACCAAACGACAGAATCGCACCATCGTGTTGTAATTCTAAATCTTGTGTTAAAGTTACGTCGCCATCCGAACCAATTGATATGGCATCAGTGTCACTGGTATGCCCTATGTTTGTGCCATTTATAATAATATTATCAACTGTTAATGTTGTTAAAGTTCCTAACGAGGTAATATTTGTTTGAGCTGCTGTAGTTAAAGTTACATCAGCTATATAAGTTTTTATTCTTGAAGCTTCACATTTTCTATTAGTGCCACCAGCACCATCATCAACAATAATTAAATCAGCATCTGCTAATCCTGCACCTATATCTGATGCTCCATCGATATCTAAATCTGCTAAAGCAAGAGAGCCATCTGGAAAAACAGGAGCTTGAGAAAAAGTAACTACTCCATCTGAAGCTATCGCTATCGAATCAGTATCACTGGTATGGCCAATATTAGTGCCATTGATAATAATGTTATCGACAGTAAGTGTAGTGAGTGTACCTAGTGATGTTATATTGGTTTGTGCCGCTGTGGTTAAAGTAACATCAGCTATGTAGGTTTTAACCCTAGTCATAGCAGATTTTCTATTGGTGCCACCAGCACCATCGTCTACAATGATTAAATCTGCGTCTGCTAATCCTGCACCTATATCAGAACCACCATCAATATCTAAAGAAGCAATTCCAACCTTGTTAGCAGTAGATATAGTATCTAATTTAGTGTCAGCAATTGCAGCACCTGAGGCTACACTTGCATTTACGACAGCGTTCGCAGCTAATTGATCTGCTCCTACAGCGTCATCTGCAATTTTAGCTTGAGTTACATTGTCATCGACTATAGATGCAGTTACCACTGCACTAGCTGCTAATTGGTCAGCACCAACAGCGTCATCGGCTATCATGGACTGTTCTACTGCATCACTTTGTATGGTCATAGCTCCACTAGACGCTAAACCAATGTCTCCGCTTACCGCTACTTCTTCGTAACTGGTGCCATCACCTACCAATATTTTACCAGACGTTACATCTGGCATAATTAATTTTGCAGGTAAAGTTATATTATTACTTGCATCTAAAACTAAAGATTTACTTGCAGGCATCGTACAAAAAACAAACTTTGTACCTGCTGAGAAGTTAACAGCACTATCGCTGTTTGAACTAGATATTATTGTTGTCCTGGCTAACGTTGAGCTATCACCTGATAAAGTTCCAAGACCCACTTCAAACTCAGAACCTAATTGAATACAGTAGTAAGTAGTGTTGCTATTACCAATACCTGCTGCAAAAGTTTCAAAACCTTGTACCGCACCACCTAAAGCAACTGTGCCAGTACCAGTGGTAGTAGTGCTTTCTTTTACACGGTCATTGAGAACTAAAGCCATGTGTTACTCCTATGCTATTCGTATAATTGCTGCAGAGGATGAAAAAGCTGGAAACTGAATAGTAAATGTTCCCGAGGTAGCTGTCTTATCGCCACCAAAATTTAAGACACATACTGCTGGATCACCTGATACAGTATCATTATAAATCAATGCCCCTCTTGCAGTTAACGTTACTCCTGTAAATGATAAATCGGCAAAATCAACTAGTGCTGTGTCAGAAGATATTGAAGTACCGCCATTAGTTAACGCACTTCCACCTGAAGCATATTGACCTGTATTTGATACTTGGTTATCAGACGTAAACGATGTAGTTGATTTACCTAAAGTAGCATCACTAGTGTAAAGCGACAGTTTAAAGCTATTGCCACCACTTGCTTTAAAGTTATGTGTGCCTTCTAATAATTCTTTTTTAAATGAATTACATATTGCATTGGTTGTTATTGCCATTATCCTGCTCCTTTAACATTTGGTGAAATTGATGGAACGGGTATTCTTGGTTCACCATCTGTATATTGCCCACGTTTTTTGTGTCCCATCTGTTGCATAGCAAACTGCTGTACCTCTTCATTGTACTTCCCTTTGTATAAGTTGTACATATCAGCAGGGCCTTTTAAGTAGCTAAAACACTCAGTTAGCACACCATGTAATAGCATTGATTCTTGATTAATTGACAAAAAAGTCGTGGTTGAGCTATTAAAATGTGGTGGATCTATGACATAGTTGATCTGTACAGTCAAAGCACTTGCGGGTACAGGAGCGATAACAATAGCACTGTCATCCCAGTTTGCATAATACTTTGGTACACCTGTAGCATCTGTTGGGTTAAACTCTGAGATAAAACTAGTATCTCGTTTTTCTAAAAATATACGATCGCTACCACTTGTTACTTGAACTGACCTTAAATACATCATCTCCTCTGGCATACTGAGATATCTTTGTGATGCCACACATGAAGATGTTTTGTAAGCTCTTAAATCATCATAATCAACTTTACCAGCAATATCTAATTCTGTATTACGAATAAATTGATCAATTAAAGTATCCGACAATACATTAGAATCTACTTCGGTATAGTTTCTTACTTGTGTTAAAAAATTTGCGTGTGTAATACTCATGATATAGTTATGGTTACCTCTCCAGTGCTAGCTGTCATTTCAAACGATTCTAATGATGTACCTAGTATATTATTACTTGCGTTAGGTTGCATACTTGAACTATTAAAACCATTGTTAACATATAAAACAAAAGCATCATTATCTTCTTTAGGTCTTGGTCTTGGGTTCTGTAAAGCAACAGCATCTGATTGATGATGTTTTCTTCTTATCTGAGGATGTTTTGCTTCATACTCAGATTTATGCACAAATGCACCATTCCATTCTTTGACCATTTCTTTGTAAGGAAACGCCATACCTGATCTATCAGATATTGCTTTTGCATATTTTCCTTTTGCGTATGGCATAATTACCTCTAGTACAATTTAGTTGGTTTATTTCTACCTAATTTTGTTTTTACTTGAACAAACTTTCCTTTTTTAAACTTTGATGTTTCTTCCGCTTTTAGTTTTTTTTGTATGTAGCTACCCTTTTCTTTTTTACCACTTTTATTTCTTTTGTCTAATGCTTTAACAGTTTTTTTAACATCTTTATCCTTCACTAATTTTTTTAAATCTGTTTCATTTTTAAGAAGCTTATTAGTCATATTTGCTTTATCTGTTTCAGAACCTTTATCAAAATTTTTTTTAATATAGCTGTTCTGTTGACTTTTTTTATGTATTTCAAGTATTTTTTTTATACCTCGTTTCCCAAAACGCAATCCAAATTTAGCTAAATTTACTACACTCATTACTAACTCCCTGATGGATAATAACTTTGTGGTGCTATATACACCGAAGTTCTTTGTCCATCTTCATCTAGTGCACGTTTAAGTTCATCTTCGTAAATCATTTTATTTTGCTGAACTATTGAAGGATTTATTTTCATCGATAAATAGTAAGCAAGTCCCGCTACCATGCAAGGTATAAACCTAAATGCTATATCTGCCTGATTTGTATAAGCACCAGCATCTTCAATACGCTCCATAAAATAATATTTTAAATGAGTATAAGTACTAGCATTAGGTGTTTGATACAAAGTAATTGTGGGTATTGTTTGGCGATCTACATAATATTCAGAGGGTTGGCCTGTAGCGCCCTTATTATTTTTTGACGCATAATCACTTCTTGATATTTTAGTCAAAGATATATCACTAGTTGAACTAGTGGTTCCACTTGAACTACTAATATATGCTTCAAGGATATCACTGGTGTTTGAGGGTGCAGTATAAGTTGCTGTGCCTGAAGTTAACTCTTGCGTTTGCAACGCCACTTTCCACAAGTGCACGCCACGATTGCCCCACTCAGAAAACAAAATATTAAGG